TAAAATTAAGATTGTAAAGATTAAATCCTAATGGGTGATTATACATTTTTCCATTTAGAATTGCAGGCTTATATTTACCATACTTTTCATTTTCTTTAATTAAAGTTCTTTCTCTTATTCCAACCAATAGACCTTTTGCATCATAATGAGGAATTATAATACTTGCATTACTTGGATTGTAAGCTATATGGTGCGAATCCATAACTTCTTTTTTAATTCCTTCATTTTCCCATGATTGAATTTTAGGATGAGGTAAATATTTTAAAACTCTATCATCATATATTCTTAATTCTGCATTTTTATATATTTCTTTTTTTTTATTATTATATCTTTCAAATATATCCCAATCACTTAATGTCTGTTCAAAATTTGGATTATAAAAATTATGTACTTCATTAGCTAAACCAAAATATATGGCTACAAATTCAACAGCATCATATAATTCCCACTCTTTAATTCCTAAAGTTCCCTCTTTAGTATAATAAATTTTTGGTTCATTTGCTAAATTTTTTACCTTACAAACTAATTCAAATATATCAAAAGTTCTTTCTGAACACTCAGTGTAACATTGAAAAAGTTTTGTGTTATTATAGTAATAAAGCTTATGTGAACCATCTCCAGGATGATTATGGCATATAGTTTGAGATATAAAAATCCCATTGGCGGGAGGGAGTGGCTCACCGCCAAGTTCAGCAACTAAATCATGTATTTGTTCTATTGTTAATTTATTTTTTATTTTATCTTTATCATATTTATATTTCATATTTAAAATGCACTCGCTATTGGTTTTTTAATATTAATTTTTAGTTCAGGAATGTTAATCAACTCATATTGATAATTAGTTACAAACATCGGTTCAATTTTACAAACCTCTCTTTTAGCTTTACACCAAATTAACACATCTTTATATCTTCCTCGTCTATTTTTATAAACTGATACTTTAATATCGGGTATATCATATCCATTTTTTTTACAAAATTCAGACAAAGCCTCTTTATCTTCTGCGGAAGTCTGTAGCATAATTTCACCCAGGTCAATTTTATCCGCAATACTTTTTGCCCCACGTAATAAGTTTTGATCATAAACCTGTGCAGAGGTATAGTCCCCATTCAACTGTGTAGCTGACATAATAAATACTCCATATTGATTACATAAATCTTTTAATCTAACAGAAATCATAAAAAGAATATTATCTTCTCTTAATCCCTTTACTCCAGCTTTAGAGCTAATTTCGCTAAGTATTTTCATACTAGAATGAATATAATCCATGAATACATATTTTATATCCCATTCCCTAATAGATAATTTAATAGTATTTTCTATATCTTGCAAAGAAAAGTCTGGTAATTGTTTTATATAAAGTGGACTTTCACTTAATATCTTTGCTGCCTTTAAAACTCTTTCATATTCTCCCTCATAATAATTATTATATAGAATATGATCTTCATTTACTTCAGCTATAAAAGCTAACATCATTGTTTGTATTTCATCTATTTCCTGCTCTGTTGAAATAAAAATTGTAGGCTCTTTTGTATTATTAGACATCCATTCATTCTTATTTATATCAAAAAGTTCATCACAAGCAATAGTACAAGCATCTGCTATCATAGCTCTTGTTTTACCAACACCCGTAGACGCAGACCGCAAATAAAATTTTCTCAATCTTGCCCCTCTTGTTATTGAATTAAAAAGATTGCCAAACATAGGATAGCCTATTTCCGGATTCTTTTGTAAATTTTCTACTAATTCGATTATACTATCACCTGCTTGTGAAAATTCTGTATCCACATTATCTATACATTTTAATTTTATATCATCAATTTTCTTATTTATAGTATCTGCAATTTCTACAAGAGAAGTATTATCTAGCCAATCTTCTTGATATTGTTTTTTCTTTGAATCAAATATATTATCAGGGTCATATAACCAAGCTAAATTCATTCCAACTTTTTGATTATATTCTCTTAATAAGGTCATCTTTTTAACTCTTTGATAATAATAATCAAAAGTAGATAATTGTACTTTTTCTTGTAATTCATCTAAGTATTCTCTACCTTTATTAGTTTTATAAATTGCTAACATTTTTGGTCTACTACTTAAATAATCTTCAATAGTGTTAGGATTTATTTCTTTTGCGCCTAACTTAAATAAATTATAAATTGAACCAAATAAAATTTTATGAAATTTTTCTGGAAAATCTTCCTCGTTAAAGAAATATTTATCAGTTTGTTCTAGCAAACTAGGATTTTGATAAACACACCCCAATACTTGAATAATTGCGGGCACATCTACATATTTAGTTCCCATTAATTATTCCTCCATATCTAAAAATTTAAAAAGTTTAATTTTATTTAAAAATCTTTTTGGGGATTCTATAGTAACCTCTTGAATTTGCTTTGTATTATTTGAACTAGATTCAATATTATTTTTTGCTAAATATAAATTATAATAATACAATTTAGCTTCCTCATAAATATAAGGAACTATACCAATTCCACCATTAGCTTTCTCTATTGAATTTTTTTTAATTTCATAAAAATAAAATAAAGATTTTTGTATACCACTATAAGTATAATTATATTTTTCAACATATTCTTTAAGTTGTTTTTTGATTCTTACACTATTATAACTATCACCTAGTAAATTTTTTATATAATTATTTAATTCATTTAGTTCTTTTTTATCTTTTGAAATTTGCGGAAGCGGTACTAATTCTCCATCTGGCTCACACTTATAATGTGAATAGCGACGACCGCCATGCTTTACCGCTTGGACTTTATCTCTGTCGAACTTTTGATTACATATTGCACAAATACAATAATGCGCCATATTATCTCTCTTTTCTTTATCATAATTTTATAAATATATTATATCATAATTTTTTAATAAAATCAAATAAAGGAGGCAATTTTGCCTCCTTTATAAATTATTATCCATTTATTAATTCCTTTAAGTCATCTAATATTAAATCCAAAGCTTCTGTTTGTTCTCTTGAGCAACCATTTACTTTTTGACCCTTACCCAAATGTTTTTCAACTATTTGTGTAATTCTAGGTGACCAATATTCTTGAAATTTATTTTCATCTTTTTCAATTAATTCATTAACAATATTATTAAATGAATCAATGAGTTCATCAAAATCCAAAACCTCTGCTGTAGAATCATAAAGATTAGATTTTTCGTTAGTAAAGAAATTTTCTCCCTCTTCTTTAGCCTGTTTATCAACAGCATCAACTATTGCATCTACCAAATTTTGATAATTAAAATCTATATAGTCTGGAGTATATTTAAATCTACTTCCTGCCTCAAATCTAGGTGTACCCCTCATAAATAATTTTGTAGAAGAAGTTCCATCTTCTGCTTCAACTATTCTTGAATATCCTATAATATCAGCCATTCTTGATACTATATTTCTAGCTTTAATACTAAGTGTAGGTACAATTTTATTATACTCCATTCCTTGCTCATTAGTAAAGGTTTTATCAACAGCATGACTAATTAATACTAAGCCATAATCCATTTGAACTATACTTCTTAAAGCTTCATCAAATTCTTTAGCTAAAAGCGTATAGCCTTTTCCATAACCGACGTCCCCGATTGAATCAACACCAAAGCTACCATCTGCACGTTTGGCATTTGAACAAATATATTTTTCACAAAGATCATAAGCTAAATCAACAGTATCTACAATCCTTTATACCCTCAGTTTCCCGATATTTGTTAGGGAGTAGACTATATCATCATCCTAATATTTTAGGACGCCCAGTACTTCGATTTAAGGGATTTTCACCCACTCTTAAAAAAGCCCTACTCCTATAGTGGAAATTTCATCCACAAAATGGATAGTCGTTGAACCTTCCTCTGTTCGAGGCTCGGCTGCTGATTGCCCAATCTTTCTAATTTTTAAACATTCACACTTGTTTTTATTTCATAACTATGTTGTAGTTTAGAAAGCTCTAAGGGGTTTCCAGCAATTCTCTGGGTTTGCTATGCTAATTACTTAACATAGGGTCTTATAAATACTATATTTTCTTTCAAGTCTATTCTTTTCAGTAGAACCTTCATATATTTTATCTAAAATTAATTTGGCTTTTATATTTCCAGTAACTTAAAAAGAATAAGTTTTTTTATCTAAACTAATTTTATTATCTATACCTAGTATATCTTTTACTTGGCTAACACAAATCTTATTACCACTACAAAATTTAAGACTAATTTGTTGATGGTTATTTATCCTAATACATCCATCACCATCTATTAATCCTCTAATAAAATCCATTATATAAATAGATGGTATTTTATTCTCAGGAATTGTATAAATTAAACTTTTATTTTGAACAATATTATATTGCTTTAAATACTCAATTAATTCATAAGAATTTATTTGAGCTTTAACGCATTTTACATTTAAATTATTCACTCTTTTTGTTATTTCTTTTGTGTTTTCAAAAAATTGATTAAATAGTTTTAAATGTTCTTCATCAATAAATTTTAATTCAATAGACAAGCTATTACCTACTATTGCGCCATCTGCAGCAATAAAGCCCAACCAATAAAATTTATCATGTGAATCAATTTTAAATTTATCCATATTGAAGGTATAAATTCTAGCCTTTTTCTTTTGTCTAAAATCTTCTTTATAATCTAAATGTCTATAAAAATAAGATTTTGATAATCCTGTTTCTTTTAAAATTGTAGTAATTGTTTTTTTGGTATTATGATAATCGTATAAAGCTTTATCTAATGCACTCATCAATCAAAAGCCTCTTTATTTAGTATTTAAAATTAAACCGTATCAAATTTATCTTTAACTTCTTCTTTTTTTAATTGTTTAAGAACTTTTCTAAAATCACCCCAAGAGTTAATTGGTTGAGCCATAACTCCCGGTAAAGCATTATAACCTTTCTCAGTTGCTAAAAGAAGTGACTTTGGAAACTTTGAAGCAGTTGTCGTCTTTCCCAAATAGTTATTAACTGCAAGTTTTTTATCTTGCACTCTGGAGATTACTCTCATTTCTTTAATTGCCACAAATTAAAGTCATCTATTGGTTATTTCCAATCCAGTTTAGCGTACCTTCTCTTCCTTAAATAAGGAAGTCGCAGACTCTTGGCTTTATTATATTCTATTATTTTGTTTTTTCCATTCTATATATTTATCATATTTTCTTTGAAGATAAAAACTATTTGTTTCATTCATTATTTTATATATAGAATCTAGAATTTGAATAGCATCTTTAGTTGAATAAGTTAAAGTATAATAATTTTTTCTATTAGGATCTTTATATACTTCTTTACAACTATTGATTCTTTGATTAATTACTTTTGCAAAATCTTCTAAAATTGTTTTATCATATGAGCAAATTTCAAATCTACAAGTTGTTCCGTCATTTTTAAAACAACCATCTCCATCATAATATCCTAAAATGTAAGCTAATATAAAATTATTATTTTCAAATTTAGGTAAATTTATACCTTTATAAGTTTTATTTGGAACTATGTCATATTTAGCTAATTTGTTTTTATGATTTTCACTGCTCCAACTTAATTCTGAAATCTGAAACCCTTGATTAGTTTCATAATCTAAAATTTCTCTTTCAGAACCTAACTCTTTTTGAATTTTTTCAAGAATTTTTCTATCTACTGAACTTAATCCTATTTTTATTCTATTTCTATCAGATGCCACAGAACCATCAGCAGCTAAAAAGCCAAGTAACCATGCTTTTTGACAAGTATCTATATTATCAAAATAAGTATGATTAACTTTTTTCCCTTTTTCTTGATTAGTAATCTTATTTTGCTCAGTTCTAGTTCTTATTATAACTCCATTTTCAATAAGAATTTTTTTAATTTTTGCTCCATAAGTATTATATTTATTTGCAATAAAACTTAAAGATTTTCCTTTATTATATAAATCAATTATATCTTGGATGTCCATATGTGTAACATTCTCCTTTAAAATAATAGTTTCAAAAGCTACGCTTTGCGTGTGTTATAATTGTTATATTATAACTTCCCTTCGGGTTCATCTAGATAGATGTTCCCGATTTTTCTGCGATGTGAACTTTATAGTTACCTATAAAGAGAGCAGTTTTATTTACTCTTTGGATCACCGTAAAAGAACACGATATACCCACGCATATTACGACTAACTTGATGAGGTTGTATACTTAATAAATCTATTACACTCATATTTTTCTCCATTCTTTAAATTAAAAATTAAATTTGCCCGTTGGAATCTTATTGCCAATAATTGATGACTCTTTTCCTATACTAACAATATTGGTTTTATAATCATCATGTCTTTTCTTAGTTTCAGCCAATTTAATTTCTCTATCTTGAATAGCTTTGGTTAATTCTTCAGTAGTAATAGTATTTTCATCATCCCATTCATATGGTTCTTTTGCTATACCAGTAATAACCCATTCTCTAATATTTCTTGAAGATTCAATAACTTTAGATTCTCCAAAACCAGATTCTTCTACTTTTTTAGTTACTATTGTTTTATTAAGCACATTACCCCAAACTTTTGTGTAAAGCGGATTGCTAGAAGATATATCAATAGAATTAAAATATTCAATTCCAGCCGCACTCTTCACCGTAAACTCTATTGGTAATATTTCATTTCTAAAATTAAAAATACAGCCTCTAATAGAAATATATTCATCTATTCCTCTATCTTCGTTAGCTTCAATAGTTTTTACATTAGTAATAACCATATCTGCTTCAAAAGTATTTCTCTTTTTTTCTTCGTTTAATCTATTTACAATAGTAACAAATCCGCCCTCATTTCTTTGCTGCGATACAAGTGTATCATCTTGTGCATAAAAATCATTCAATGCTAATGCGGTATTTACTGTTAATTTGGTTGCTTCTTCTCTTCCACCATCTAGCCAGGTTTTTCCTGATTCTATAATTTTTAACAAAGAATCATAAGTTGCATTTTTCTTTCCTTTACTTGTTACAGCAGTAACATAAGTAAAATGAACTGGAATAATATTTAATCCTTCATCATCAACAGCTATTTTTAAATCGCCTCTAATATACTCAGTACCAGGGTTCTTACTTTCAGCTCCAGTGACTTTTTTCTCTAAAGTTTGCTCGTATAAATATCCTTCTATATGACTGGTGTTTACATTTGAACGCATTTTAATTTTCTCCTTTTTCTTCTTTAATTATTATATATTCAAAAGCCTCTCCTACCTCTGTTAAAGAATAACAGCTTGGATTAGAGCCTACTTTTTTAACAAAATTTGATTCTACTAATTTGCGGATTGACCCTGAAACAGATTTTCCAGAAATCTCTAACCCTGCACCTATATCTGCGGCTTTAAAAATATTATTATATTCCTCTTTATGCTCTTTCATATAATTTAAAATTTTTAAACCTTTTTCTGTAATAGGTGCTTTTTCTTTTGTTTCTTTTAAAGAATTGAAAAATTCCATTTCTTCTTGATACTCTGATAAATCTAATTCTTTAACTAAATCTTCAACCATATTAATAAATTTTTCTTTTTTTGTCATTTTTATTATATATTTTTCCTTTCTTTAATTTTCTATAATAATTATAACATAAAATTTATTAATTGTCAAATATTATTATTATACAAACATAATTCTACAAAAAGTGGTAAAGTTTCTATCCAATCACAAAATTCTTGCCATTCAGGAAGTCGGTGATTTCTTCTTTGTTGATATATTGTTTTTAATTGTTGATAATTAGTTGTCATGCGAGCAGTAAGGTACATTCCGCAAGGATTTGAATATAAAATTTCTAAGTATAATTCTTTTCCTTTTTCTGAATTTTGCTCTTCTTTTGTTAAAGAATTATATCTATTTACTTTTTCCTTAATAATTTCTATACATTTTTTATCTACATATTTAATATAAGCTTCATCTAAATTAAATTGCGATATTCTGTGCATAGTAGATTGACTAGAAACAAAATCAATAAAATGATAACGTTCTAATTCTACACTCATTTTAGAAGTCATTGTTAAATCAAATTGAACTAAAATACCTTTTAAGAAATTATCATGTCCAGTTCCAGTTTGCACAGAAGCTAAATTATATGTCCTTTTTGTTACTTTTGTAGTACATTTATCTGTATCAACAGCCATTGGGTATTTAGATGCTTTTATACTTTCTTTTAAACCATATATATTAACATTTTTTATCATATTTTCTCCAAACTAAATTTTGATATAAAAAATTTCAAAGCCACTTTTTGTTTTCCGTCTTAGTGGCTGTGTACTGCCCAAGCAATTCTAGCATAATTATTTTTTAGAGCCAATTCCCGCATTACTGTTATAACCAAAAGCATAAGAATCATACAAACCAATATAATATTTTTCTTTTTCATTTAATACTTCTTTTGGACATTCTTCCAAAAGCTCCCAAGAGAAATTCCATATACCATCTTCGATCATAGCTTTATAAAGCTTATTATTTGCGGGGGTATCGATCCCTAAACCGCATTTAGCATGATTTTTCCAACGAGTTGCAATATCGACTGCTTGCCCTATATATACCATGCTATTAAGTTGGTTTGTTATTTTATATATACCTACTTTTATAGATTTACCTAAAATATTATTACATAAAGATGTCATAGGTTTTTGAAAATAAGTTGACCATATTAACATACTAAGAATACGGGGTTTATTTAATTGAGATTTTACTCTTTCTAAGGTTTGTATATCATTTCTATCTGTTACTGATATAGGTAAACAATAAAAATTAAGATTATCTTTTATTTCTTTTTCTTTTAATTGTGCTTGTATTGCAGCTTGGCGAGTTGCTTGTACTGAAGCTAATGTTTCTTTTTCTTTAGTTATCATATTAGAAATTTCTTTACAATAATTTTGATAATCTCTTTCAAGTTCATCATATCTTTTATTATAATTTGCTTCTTCTTGCCGATAAGCTAATTCCAAAGTATTAAAATAATTTTGCATAGCTTCTTGCGTTACATTTTTATTAGTTTCTAAAATTTCTTGAGTCTGATTTTTTATATTAAGTAAACGAGATTGTTCTTTTTTTTGCTCTTCTTGAAAATATTTATTTTTTGTAATTAATTCTGTTTGTGTGATTAATAATTTATTATTATTATTTTCAAGTTCTTTATTTTGTTCATCAATCTTTTGATTAATTATATGCGTATTTTTATTATTATATATACTTATAATAATAAAAATAACACTAAATATAAATAAAATAATATTTATTAATATCATATTTAAATAATTCCTATAAAAAATTGAGTTAAGTTTTTATTTACTTAACTCAATTTTATTTTCAAAATTAATAACTAAATTATTCAGTATCCTCAGGCACATCTGGAATAAATGAACGACCTGCATCAGTTAATCTAATAACCTTAGCTTCTATAGTAGTTCCATCTGGATTCTCAAACTTATGCTTTTCTTCACTTCTTACTGCGTAACCCTTTCTAACAAAAGAATTAACAGAGCCATTTACTTGCTTAGTATTCAATCCAAAAGCTTCAGCAATATCCTGAGCAATAATATCTTCTCCGTCATGCTCCTTTAAATAATTAAAAATCTTTTTTGTGTTTTCTTTCATAACTGTCATGTTTAATTTTTCTCCTTTAAATAATCTAATTTATTTTTATAATTTATATTAAATTGTGTTCTTGAATATAACCATCTATATAAAATAAATCTTCTGCTTCAAGTTGACACATTAATATTATATTTTCCATTTGAGCAAATTTAACACTTTTGCCCAAATCCGTTTTTTCTAATTGAGCAATGTGCATTGCTAATTTTTCTAAACTTTTCTTATCTTTCATTATATTTATTATATCATAAAATTTTTAAAAAAACAAATATTTTTATTGGATTTTAAAAATTTTTAAAAACTCCTTTTCTGAAATAATAGGAACTTTAAGCTTCTTTGCGGTATTATTTTTAGCTGATGCGGAATTTAGGTCATTATTAATAAGGTAGTTGGTTTTAGAAGTTACTGAACTAGATACTTTTCCACCCTTCTTTTCAATTAATAGTTTTAGCTCATCTCTATTTTTATAATTTTTAAGTTTACCCGTTATCACAAAAATCAAACCATTTAATTCGCCCTTATTAGCTTCCTCTATTGTATTAAAGGTTAAGTATCTGTCAGCAATAATATCGGCAGTAGTATAATCAAATTTTAATAAGTTAGATGCTTTTTCTTCTCCAAAGGTATTCCAATTAGTAAAATCAAACTTATTAATAATCAGTTCTCTAAACTCTTCCCAAGTTTTTATATATTTACATATTTCTTTAGCTACATTTTTTCCAATGAGAGGAATCCCAAGAGCTGATATAAAAGCATCTAAATCACAAAAGCATGAATTTTGAATTGCTTTTAAAATATTGTCTACCGACTTTTCCCCAAATCCTGGTTTTTTTATCCATTCATCTCTATGTAACCCCAATTCAAAAATGCTTTCCTCATCAACTACCCAACCCCAATCAAGAAGTTTTTCAAGAGTTGCTTTAGAAAGTCCTCGTATATCAAGACCTTTCTTTCCACAAAAATGTTCAAGTCTATTTATAATTTTTCCTTCGCAATTTGGATTACTACAATATAAAATTTGACTATCATTATTTTTATGAATAGATACAGGTTCTCCGCACATTGGACATTTAGTTGGCAAAAGTATATATGGCTTATTAAACTTTTTATTTTTTTCTGCCCATATAATTTGTGGAATAATCATATTTATTTTTGAAACTTTTATTTTTTGACCTTTCCAGCCACCGCCATGAAGAGTTTCATTCATTATGCTAATATTATGAAGACTAGCCCTAGACACATTAGTACCATCTATTTCTATTGATTCAAAAACTGCTACCGGAGTTATTTGACCTGTTCTCCCCATTGTCCATTCAATATCTAACAATTCTGTTTCATATTCTTCATCATAAAATTTAAAAGCATAAGCCGCATTTAAATGATGTGCGGTTGAGCCAAGAGATTCACCAAAACTAATATCATCAAATCGCCCAACTAATCCATCTATTGGATAACCCAAAATTTTAGCTTCATTTTTTAAGAACTCTTCTGCTCCTAAATCTAAACTGCTAGTCCAAGGTACAACAATAAAAGATAATTCTTCTAACTTTTCTAATTTATCAATAAAAGAATTTGTATTATCAAAACCTTTAACAACATTCCACGCAACAAAAGTAAGATTACGTTTTTCACATTCTGAAGAATTTAATAAACGAATACTTCCAGAAGCAAAATTACGAGGATTTTTATATTCATTTTGCCAAGGTTCAAAATTTTGATAAGTACAGATAATTTCCCCATCAATAACTAATTCATCTGTGTAATTAATTCTATTAGGAATAGATTTAATTACTTTAGCATTATGTAAAATATCTTCTCCTATAATGCCATTACCTCTAGTTTCCGCAGTTTCCAAATAACCATTTCTATATCTTAACGAACAAGTTAAACCATCAAGTTTTAACATGCCCACTACGCTCTTTGATGGATCCTTAGAATTAAAATAATTTATAAAACTATTCCAATCCTTGGTCTTATCAAGAGATAACATAGCATGATTATGCTTAATTTTTGTTAGTTCATTAACTGCAACATACCACATAATTTGAGTAGGAGAATTTATCATATAATAATTATATTCATTTTCTAATTTTTGTAGTTCAAAAAATTTGGCATCCCACTCAGCATCCGTCATATATGGGTTTCCCTCATCATAAGCTTCTGTTGCTCTATTTAATTCTGTTACTAATATCTTTATTTTATCTAAATCATTTAGTATACCCATATTATTCTATCCTTTATTCTTCTATAATAAAAATATCTTTAATATTAACTACTTTATTCTTTTTCCACCCAAAATTACCATAAACTACTACAGTATTTGGTCTTTTACCTATATTTATGACAGTTCCTTCTATAGTTCCATCTATTGATTTAATTCTCTTTTTTAAATATTTTTCTGGTGTCATCATATAATATCATTTCCTTTCTCAATTTACTTTTAATTCTTATAAATATATTATATAATAAATTTTAATAAAAAACAAATAAGCGGCTTATAAAACCGCCGCCTATTTATATTTTAACTACAGAATTTACTATAGATTCATGTATCATTAAATTTCCTATACTAGATCTGCCTAATAAAGGAATTTCTTTTGCAGAAATACATATGCCGTTTTTATTACCAGCAATTAAAATATTATCATCATCACTAATCATTTCTGCGCCTATAATTTCTCCTGTTACAGGGGTTGGCTTATAAGCTATTAATCCTTTACCATTTCTTCCTTGAATAGGCAAGTCCGCCAATGAAATTTTTTTACCATAGCCTTTTGAAGTAAAAATCCCTAATGTGTCAGAATTTTTATGAATTGGTAATCCCTTAATTACTTCATCATTTTCCATAAGTTTAATAGATTTAACTCCTAAAGCAATTCTTCCAATAGAAGCTATGTCTTTTGTTTCAAATCTAATAGACATACCCTTTTTAGTTATAAGAATTAATTCTTCATCATTTTGGAAAATAACATTGGCAAGTTCATCATTTTCTTTAATCTTTAAAGCAACTATTCCATTGTTTCTTTTTGCAGATTTATATTCTTCAATTAAAGATTTTTTAATCATTCCTTGCTTAGTTATAAAAATTATATATTTAGCCTTACTTTTCCTATATAGCGAGGTTGCTGCTATAATATGTTCTCCTGATTCTAAATTAATTAAAGTTTCTATAGAAACCCCTCTTGATATATTAGTTCCATTAGGTATATTATCAACTAATATTCGATACATTTTGCCTTTTGAAGAAAACAACATTAATACATCAATAGTATTAGTGGAGATTGAACTTAAAATTATTCCATCTTTATTTTTAATCCCCTTACCGTTTCTCTTTTGAACTTTAAAAGAACTAGCTGGAATCTTCTTAATTAATCCAGATTGTGTAAGTATTACCACTACATCCTCAGGGATAACTGCTTCAATTTCCTTTTCTTCTTTTGGAATTTCAAGGTTTTGCAATTCTGTCTTTCTATCTTTTCCGTACTTCTTTATTAAAACATCAAGTCTTTTTGATAATTCTTCTTTTTGAAGTTCTTCATTGTTTATAAATAAAGTTAATTCTTCAATAGTTTTATTTAATTCAATAGCTTCTTCTTGTAATTCAACTTTTTCCAAATTAGCTAATTTTGCAAGTTTCATGTCAAGAATTGCTTTTGCTTGAATCTCAGTAAAATTATACTTGTTTATTAAGCTTACTTTTGCTTCTAATGAACTTTTAGAACTCTTAATTAAAGCTATAATATTATCTATATCTTCAAGAGCTTTTAGCAAACCATCTACTATATGTAATCTATCTTGCGCTTTTTTAAAATCAAATTGAGCTTCTCTAACAAAACATTCAAGGTTATGCTTAACATATGTTGTTATATAATCATTCAATGTAAATAACTTAGGTGTCTTACTTATTAAAGCCCATTGATTAGCATTATAGTTTTTTTGTAAATCTGTCTTATTATAAAGGATATGAAGTACTTTACTTGGTGCATCAGTACATTCAATTTCAATTAACATTTTTTTCTTATCTGTCTTATTATAAATTTCCTTTATACCCAAGTCATCTTTTAATATTAATTCTTTTATAGATTCTAACCAAGGCTCTATATAAACTTGATAAGGTAATTCTGTAATTGATATAATATTTCCTTTTATTTTAGCTTTACCTCTTAAAATAATTTTACCTTTACCTGTCTTATGAATGGTAGGAAGATTATTCTTATTTATGATAATACCTCCACTTGGAAAATCAAATAAGCACTGACTATCATCAACTTCTCCTGTTTTGAGATAATTCTTGATTATCTCTCCTACTTCTTTAAAATTCATAGGTAACCAAGTATTAGCTATTGTTACACCAATACCTTGACTGCCATTTATAAGTAATCTAGGTAAAACAGCGGGGAATACTGAAGGCCACTCTTCATCTTCAGAAAAGTTCATAATCATAGGAACATTTTTCTTTTTTAATCCCTGTAACATTCCCTCTTCTGTTGCTTTAGATAGTCTAGCTTCCGTATATCTTGCGGCAGCCGGTGCTGAACCAATTACTATATTACCATTATTACCATGCCAATCAACCTCGGGAATATTATTTATCCAAGGTTGTGACATTCTAGCAAAAGTTTCATATATAGCTACATCACCGTGAGGCCACCATGAAGC